GAAATTAAGTATGCCACTAACGGAACTACATTAGGAATTAAAGGCGGCAGAACTATACACGATTATTGGCCAAAGTTTAGAAGTGTTGCTGTAAACGTAAGCATTGACGGAATACATGATACATATGAATACATAAGAGGCAATGGAAAGTTTTCTGAAGTCGAAGAAAATATAAAAATAATGAAACAAATTCCTACTGTAAGTAGAATAGTAGGGGCTTTTACAGTACAAGCAAATAACATTTTACAAATAGACAAAGTTATCGAGTACTTTTTAGAAGAAATGGAGATTATTTTTTATTCTCACAGAGTAAATTATCCTATGGCATTGTCTGCACAAGTAATTCCTCAAATGTTAAAAAACAAAGTAATTAATAATCTAGAGCAAATGAAAAAGAAAGTGTTAGATTATAAATTAGTAAAAGAAAACGACTTAATTAAAAAAGTTACTTTACAGCAAATACAGGACAATATAAATTTTATACAAGCAAAAGATATGCATAAAAGTCATTGGAAAGATTGCGTAGCATTTAACAAAGCCTTAGACGAAACTAGAAAGCAGGACTTTGTAAAAACAAACCCAGAGTTTGCACAATATGTATAAAGTAGAAAGCAGATGGGGTCATCAAGATTCTATACACGTTGAATGGAACTTAGGCAAACGTTGCAATTTTGATTGTGGCTACTGTCCGGCTGAAATACATGATAACTTTAGTTCACATACTGACATTAAAATATTATTACACGCCATTGACGAATTAGCCGAAATAGATAAACCAATTAGATTAAGTTTGACAGGAGGAGAACCTAGTGTCCATCCTAAAATTAATGAACTATTAGATTATGCTACCCAAAAGTTTGACTGGGTAAACATGACTACTAACGGTACTAGAAAGTCTCGCTGGTACTCAACACTTCCTATACAGCACTTAGTATTCAGTATACATTTTGACAATGATCACTGGAGGCGAGTAACTGATACAATAATTATGTTTAGTCAAGAATTAGACATGGACCAACGAGAACTTCCCTATCAAGTAAACGTAATGGCTCATCACGAGCACATGAAGGCTGTAAGAGAATGTGTAGCTGCCCTTGATGCATTTTTTATTCCTTTTGTAATAAGAAGAATAAGGTGGACCGAAGCTGATAATAGAGATTGGTTCGACGATATGAGATATCAAACACAAGATCTTGACTGGATAATCAGTAAAGACGCAACGGCTAAACCAAATTGCATTGTTGACGACACAAAGTTAATTCATGCAAACGACATTATAAAAAAACATATGAATCAATTCGAAGGTTGGAAATGTAATGCAGGTTTAGAAAGTCTAATGATAAACTGGGACGGTGAGGTGCATAGAGCTACTTGTAGAGTCGGCGGCAGTTTAGGTAATATTTATAACGGAACGTTTACTGCTCCTACCGATCCTATTATTTGTACAAGAAAATGGTGTACGTGTGCTGCTGATATTCCTTTAACTAAAATTTCCATTTAGTTATATGAGTGTCGGGCTGGCAACTACATGATGATCTCGGACATATAATTGTTTTTAAATCCATAGCACTATTTGCAAATTTTTCTGCAAAATCTTCTGCAAACATATTAATACCGACATCTTTAAAAACTTGCTCTTGACAACTTCCTGTTACACTGCCGTCATGTGTTATTACTAAATTTTCAAGTGCAACATTACAACTCCAACCTTGAAAATAATTTTTTCTGTCTACAATATATTTGTTAGGAGTTGCTGGTACAGCAGCATTGTTATCATACATTGCTATACTTTCATGTATTCTAAACCTATGTAAATTACTAATAATCCAATTGCTGTCTGGAGCACGTTTTATAGGCTGCGATAGGTAATCTAATTGTTCTTGTGTGTAACTATCTATATCATAACCCGGTGCGTCTACAACTTCTTTGGCTTGTATTATCCAAGGTTGCTGACTGGTTTTCATTTTTTCAATAAGGTATACACACCTGTCCCATTCTGTAGCATCCATTAGCATAAGGCCTGTAACGTCTACTCCCCTTTCAAATAGATGGTCACCTACAGCAATAAAATTATCTATGTTTACATCTTTCTGATGGCAACTTAATACAACCTCGTCTACGTCTTGTGTATTTTGTTCAAACCATCTTACTGTTCTTGACCCATTTGTTGTACATTGTATATGTACCGAATGATTTTGTTTTATTTCTTTACAAAATTGAGCAAAGTGAGGCCATAGTGTTGGTTCGCCTCCACCAACAATATTAATTTTAAATTTAGTTTTGTTATGATGTTTTATATAACTGTCAAATAATAGTCTAAAGTTTTTAATTACAGTATCAATGTTTTTAGGGTAACGCAATTTATTAGTTACACTGCCCGGAAAACAATATGCACAATTAAAATTACATATGTCTGTAGGCCAGAATCTAATGTCTAATAGATCAGGCTCTTGGGTAGAAATAATTTTAATTAATTCTGTCATAATAAATGTGCTAATTCAGGAAATACTTTTGCTGCACTTAAACCTCTAATAGCATCAAGTTTGTTAACGTACTCTTTAAACCCTGGCAACAAGTGGCTGTTGTCTTGTGCATTCATATGATTTAATACTGCTTCCCAACGTTTCCATCCATATGGATTAATTTTCCAATAATCGTCGTCTTTTCTATAGTTTTGCCATAACCAATCTTTAAAATCTAGAAAACGTTCTTCTACATCTTGTTTATCTTCTTTAGATAAAATCTGTATGCTTAAAAATGTAGGAATATACAATAAATGCATATTAACTAAGCCGCCGCCCATTTGTACGTCACCGGGAACAGTGCCAGTATTTAATTTTTTAAATCCGCTTTCTACTTTCCATTTCATAAAATCTGGCAAGTGTTTAACATTAAAAATTTGTATTGCTGTTGCAAGACTAGTTTGTATGTTGTCTGGTGTATTATCTAGCATATGCAAATTGCGTTCTACTGTTTCCCAACTAGTAGGAAAACGTATGTACTCGTCTCTTTCGTAACAAGCATCCATACTTACAGCAAATTTCACTTTTTTAAATTTACTCCATAATTCTATTAGATCTTCATCAACTAGCAGTCCATTAGAGTTGTATCTAAGTAATATTTTGTCTTGATATCCTTGCCTTACAATTTCTTCTATAAATTGTTTGTGCTCTTTTATCATTAGCGGCTCGCCACCAGCAAAGTAAACTTGTTTTAAGTTTGGAATTTGTCTATACATTTCTTCCCAAAATGTATCTTTCTCGTGCCACTTGTTATTAAATTCTTCTTTGCTCCACGCCATTTGTCTTTTTACATCTGGATCAATTAGATTAGGCTCTAATTTTTTCCAGTCACCTACCCACTTACTAGAATCATGAGGACTACACATTACACATTTAATATTACAAGTATGTCCTAAGCGTAAATCTAAATACACTAGTTCTTCAGGAACGGTTCCGTCTTCTTTTGTTTGCCTTAAAAGTTCTGGAATATCAATGCCATCTTCATCTCTATGCCAAGTCATTGTTTCCCATATGCGTTTGGATACTACACCTACTTTTTCTTCTTCGTAGCACTTACGACAACTTGCTGGTATTTCACCTGCCATCATTGTTTTTCTAACACTTTTCATATAGTCGTTATTCCATGCTTCCATAGGTGTTTCACGACCAAAATTTGCAGGCTTGCCGTGTTCCATACGTACTAAACCAACTTCGTGATCATTGCCTGCACCACTAGCATTTGCACTACAGCATAGCCTCATGTCGCCGTTTGGTCTTGTAGCAAAGTGTATCCAAGGTAATGCACAAAAGGTAGGAGTTGCTAGACTTGCAATTTCTCTTTGGTACTTTCCTAATTGAGTGTCTTTGTCGTTAAAGTGGTCCATTATAATTCTACCATTTCTATAAATTGATCTCGAGGATTGCTGAAACTGTTTGCTTTGCCACAAGTCTTTGCACACATGATGAGTTTATTTTTATTCCAGTAATAATCCCAAACAGTTTGATACGCATCACTGTTTATAATTTCTTTTAAAGTATTGTTTACAGTATTTAATTTTTCAAAGCCGCCTAATGACTCAACTAGAGCAAAATATTGTTGTTTTATTTTTTCTTGCGGCTCTTTTAATATACCACTATCATTGTATGTGTATCTTGCAGGTGCAATAAAACAGCACGGAGATAATATTTTTTGTGCATCAATATAAATTTCTTTTCCGTATTTTACTACGCAATTAATTTCGGTGTTATCGACCCACTCTTGAAATTTGTCAACTTGTTCTTGGGTAATAAAATTTAAGTTAGTAGTTGAAGACGGTTCTAAATAGTGTGTGATATTTTTTTCTTTATCATAAACTTCAAATTTGTCTGAAGCAATAAATCTCGTACTTGCTTTCATACTAAAGTTTGCAAACCCTAAACTTTGTGCTCTTTGCCTAGCTTCTTCTACTTGATGTTCGTTATGCTTAAAAACAAGCATAGCCCAATCTGCTTTGCCGCCGGCATTTATAAACGCTGTTGCATTTTCAATTACTCTGTTGTAAGTGGTATTTACACGGTACAAATGGTGAGTATCTTCTAATCCGTCAATAGCAAATATTACGCGATCATTGTTATCTAAAACAGAAGCAAGTTCGCTCCACCATACTGGTTTTCTGGCGCCGCCGTTAGTGTGTATTTTTATAGTTACGTGAGGGGCAATAGATTTTGAGTATCTGCACATTTCTATTAAATCATTATTAACCATAGGGTCGCCGTAGTTACCACAAAAATAAAAATATTGTATTTGTTTTAACACCTCTGGGGATATAATTTTTTTGAAATCGTCTAGTGTCCAGTCACCTTCTACTAAATTAGGATTAGGTAATCCTCCGTGATAGTTTCTAGCACACATAGGACAGGCTGCTTGACAACGACTTGTTATCTCTAAATGAATGCCTCTAAGTTCGTCAAATTTAAACACGTTATTTTCTTCCTATTGCCATATATCGATTATACTGTGGCAGTTTTAATGTATAATCTTTTACATCTTGTAACGCAAATTTATTTACTAAGTCGCTAGGTTTTTTAACACAATTTATATGTTCTTCTAAACTAAAAAAATTATTACTTTGCACAACTACATGACAACCGGGCGGTATATTATTAAACCAAATATTTAATTGCTCATCAGTTACGTGTTCTGTACTAGTATTAATAACAATATCTGGCAAAGTGTCATATCGATACAGTGTCATATCTTTACATACTGCTCTAAATTTGCCTTCCATTTCTTGACGCTTGTTAATAGTGTATGCTATGTCTCGGCACTCAGGATCTATATCAATGCTTGTAATTTTTTCAATATTTAATTTACTATTAAACAACAAACTTGCAAGTACACCATTCCATCCGCCATGAATTACAATATCTAAATTTTCTTTAGTAATTTGTTTTTCTAATATTTTTATTAACCACAATTTACTGCGGATTTGTCCTTTCCAAAAACTCTCAAGAGTGCGATCTCTATCCTTACTATCGCGGATAGCATCCATATAAAACATTACATCTTCTATATCAATTTTCATTTATTTTTTCCAATATGTTATAGTAATCACTATGATTAGCCTGTTTTACTATATCAATATAATTTTGTTGATTATAAAATAATTTATTTTTAATTTTTTTAAATTTATCATTTTTTTCAGTAATTGATAGTTTAGAAAATTTTTCTACCTCGTCTATAACCATTTGTGTACGTTTAATTGTATCAGTCTCATTATCATAACTTTCGTCAAACAGCTCGGGAAATGTTTTAAATCCTAAACTTCTTAAATAGGTTAACATACCTGGTGCAGATAAAAGCAAAAAAGGGTGTAAATTAAGAATAGGTTTATAAGTTTTTTCAGTAATAAATCTTGTTGTAAGACTAGTTTCAGATACTACACTAAAATACGTGTCAGTGTAGTGTAAAAGATTACTGTTGTATACATTTGTCATAGCAAATTCATCAGACTTCATGTCTAAAATAATAGGTTTAAAATTTGAACAAAAATCTTCTAAATATTCGTCATATAAATCGTTCTGTTGTAAAATTTCTATTGTCTTATCCATTTCAAATTTAAAATCTAAACTTTGTATATCAGCAAGGCTAACAAAATTGTTAGATACTAAATTTCTTTTTTGTAGTTCTGCTACAGCAAACACTCTATGCGGTCTAAGTTTTCCATTATAAAAAACAAAATCTTTTGTTTTTACATGATCAGCATTAGTTAAAAATTTGTTTACTTCATTAAAATATTCTGTTCTAAAAAAATCTACAGATATTGGCAACAGGAAACTATTTAAATTATTATTTTTTAAAAAGTTTTTATAGTTTTCTTCAAAATCTAAGTCAGCATGAATACAATATATTTTATATTCTAACAATTTGTTTTTTTCTAGTCTGTTGTATAAATTTAAAAACCAGTGATCTAACTCATGTCCTTCCATGCTGTAATGTAATACAATTTTTAATCCTTTTTTAAACTTCTCTCTTGCTTGATCTGAAACAAGTTTAAATATATCATCAGTAGTATAAACATTATTTAGGTCAACAGTGTACAAATTTAAATCATTAGTATTCATAGTTGTGCTAATATCTTTCTCAGTGTAAGTAATATTACTTGCTGATAATTTTTCTGCAAATTTTCTATTTTTGTAAACAGCGTTTTTAATAAAACAATTATTTTGTTCGTTGTCATAGTATAATACCACATTCATTGCACTATTTTCCTTTTAGGTATTTTACTATCTGCTGAACTAACACAAGTAGGTGTTACACACTTTTGTGGTTCTTTAAATATTTTAAATCCTTCTGTTAGTGTGCCTAAGGGTCCTTCATGACAACTGTAACTGCGTTTGACTTCATTTTCTCTAATTACAATGCCCTGATATCCTGCATTGCAAATCCAACCTTTAAATTTGTTAAAACCAAATGCGTTAAATCTTTCTGCTTGATCTAATTCGTACATGGTTTTATTTTTATCATATAAAGCAATTTGTGCAATTTTTTCGCCTTGCCACTTTTGCGGAAAACCTTGCTGCATCATATCGATCTGTGTGTTAGTATATCCATCAACTATAAAACTAGCAGTAGGGTCTGATTGCGGTTTTAAAGTTACGTTTATACCTCTGTCAACAAATCTTTGACACCTTTCATAATATTCATCAAACAAATTAGGAACCATAACTTGGTTTATAGTTACAAATACTCCGTTGTCTATTAAATTAAGACATCTGTCACCAAAACTTTCTTCATCAGCAAACTCAGCATGAAAACTTGCAGTTATACTTCTACGTTGTAAACTTTTTGTGTTTTCTAAAAATTTATTCCACCAACTTATTGCCGGAGATAAATTTGTTGTCATATGTAAACTTTGATAATCTGTTTCACTGTCTTGTGCATAATGTTTTAAAACAGCAGCAAATTTTTTGTATGCAGTAGGTTCGCCGCCACTAAAACTAAAATGAAATTGCGTAAAATTATTTGCTCTTGCTTGTTGTTTTATATTGTCTATTGTTGATAGATATAATTCTAAATCTTGATGGTCGGGCGTACTAGAACGTGCATATGGCCAACAATACGAACAATTATAATTACAAAATCTACCTAAAATCCAGCTGACTGTAAACAGAGGACTGTTTAACAAAGTTTGCTGACCAAATTCTACTATTTGATCAAACGGTATGTGATTATAATTTTCCATCAAACTGTTTTTTAAATTTATTTTGTAGCCAAACAAAATCGTTAATTTTTCCTATAGCATTATCATCTTTCCAATGTTTTTCGCCGTACGCTCTACCTGCGTTGGCTCCTGCTATACAGTAACTACCGTATAACTTGTCTATACCTTCATTACACCATACTTCTAATCTATCTTCACTTTCTTTATGTGCTTCGTTTCTATAGTGTCTACTTTGCTTGCACCAACGTGCTAATTTTACACATTCTCTAAATCCACTTTTCCAACTATTAAATTCGTCTGTGTTAAACTTAGTAATGTTGCTAGTTTCTTCTACTGCTTTAAATTTATCACTTATGCTAGTTGTCATATCAGCAGAAGCAGTGTTCATGTTTATCGTTAGTTGAGTTGGCAATAACTTAACTCCGCCGTAACCGTAAACTAATCCATTAATAGGATTCTGACTTCTCCATACATGAACAACATCATGTTCCCACTTTGGTACTTGAAAATCTAATTCAAAGTTTTCTACAAGCTCGGCATCTCCGTCTACTACCCAAAACATTTCTGTATCAACTTTTTGTGCAGCGGCTATATGAGCATTGTGAATTCCTTTGACACCGTGTACTCTTTTTACATTAGGATATTTTTTGCATAAGTTGTTATAATTTTCATCTGCATTTTCTTCTTGATAACTTATAAACACTATATCATAAGGCTTAGGCTGACTGGCTACAACATTTACTTCTTTTTTGTTTACAATAAACCCGTAGTCCCATTCACGTTTGCTTATCTTGCAGTGTTTGCTACACAGCATAATACCATCTTGATATTTGCCGTTTTTATATAAATGATTTATTTTTCTATCAAAAAGATGTTCTTCATCATACAAATGTTTATACGGGTAATAAGTTTTAAAAATGCTTTTATCTGTTACGTTAACATTGTTAGGTATTGCCCAAAACATTTCTTGTTCGCACTTTTCAAACACTTCACAGTAATCATTATAAGTTTTAATATCAAAAATTGGATATAATTTAGGTTTACTTGCAATAGCATTATGTTCTTTTGCATTAACAACAAATCTATATTCAATTTCTTTTTTTGAAATAGGAACTGCTTTGCTACACAGCCATACACCGTTGCGACTTTCTACGTCATTGTCTTTGTGGATAAAAGTATGATTTTGTTTTCTATCATATTCGTTGTCGTGACTAAAATATAAATCTCGTTTAAAATCACTTGCGTCTACATTATTAAAAATAATCCAAAACATTTCGGTATTACACTTTTCTAATGCATTGCAATAATCTTTGTAGTCATGAATATAAAAAGTGTCATACTCTGTCATACCACTTGCAACTATATCCCATTCTTTTCTGTTTACAGGAAATCTATAGTTAACTTCTTTTTCTGTAAGAGGCTGGTGTTTGCTACATAAGAATATTCCGTTTCTTAATTCTTTGTCACCCACTTTATGTATAAATGCATGATTTTGTTTTCTGTCGTACTCGTTGTCATGTGTAAAATATAAATCTAATTTAAAGTCTTTATCAATTTTTAAATTATTACTCAACATCCAAAACATTTCAGTAGTGGTAGTTTCTAATGCAGTTTTGTAATCTTCGTATGTTTCAATTATAAAACTATCGTACTTGCACGGTTCTGTTGCTACTATGTCGTGTTCTATTCTATTAACAGGAAATCTATATTCAACTTCTTTTTTAGATAAAGGTTGATGTTTACTACACAAGAAAAGACCGTTGTACAAATCATTACAGTGTTTAAAAGCATGAGTTTGTTTTCTATCTTGTGTGTTATGGTGCGGTATATAAAATTTAAAATCATCTTTTATTTTAATATTTGCAGATGACATAAAAAATAAATCACCGGTGGCGC